AGTGACATTTGCCGGTGTTGGGCTAATCGCGGACACATCCGACACCCGACCATCGGCACTACGGGCATGAAATTCATAACTGCCCACAGGCCCCGCAACACTTAGCCCCTCAAAAGCGGCGGGAATGCGTAAACGCAAATCATCATCAGACTCTAAAATCGCCGGTGTAGGCGGAATAGTTTTGTGATTGGCGGGGCGTAATACTAAACGCGATAAATTATAATTCGCTGCCAATTGGTCTAAATCTGCCCCTCTCGCATAAGCCACCATGACCGCACGTGCCGACTCATTAATACGTTGGCGTAATAGCAATTCACGATAGACGTTTTCTTCTAACAGCTTGGTCAGGGGTTCAGACTCTAACGATAACGTGTTAGCCACCGCATCACGTAAATGCGTTGGCATCGAGGCAATCAACGTCGTTTTGCGTTCTCGTAATAGTTGCTCTGCATCTAACGACTCAATCACATCGGGCGGTGTTAATTGACTTAAGTTAATCGTAGGCATGTTATGTCACCGGTAGAGAGAAATTAATCGGTTGTTGGTTGTGGGTGTAATAGCCGGTGATATCGACAATCACCTGCTCGTGTTGGCTATGAATATCAATGGCAGTCATCACAATACGTGGCTCCCAACGATAAACTGCGGTGTAACACGCAGACATTAATTGCAATCGCATCTTGGCGTTAACCGGGCCATCAATTAAATCGGCAAGCAAACTGCCATATTCACGGCGCATCAATCGGCTACCAATGGGGGTGTTAAAAATATCTTTAATAGACTGGCGAACGTGCTCAATATCGGTAATACGTTCACCGGTTTGTGCATTCATGCCAAGATAGTTCATTGCGGTTGCCCCGTATTATCATCACCGGTACGCACACCACCGTGGGTATGGGCTGAAACCACCACGCCATTAGAGGACATTTTCCCACCAACATGGGTAATATCACCGGTCATAGTGCCGCCTTTTTGCACCGTCAGTGATCCCGTAGTTAAGTTGTTCGTACAAATAACGGTAGGGGTATCTAAGGTGATTTTGCTTGTCGCGACACACGTAATGTCAGGTGACGTGACTTTGACCGACTCGCGGGCTTCAATCACGGCGGTTTTAATTCCCGTGACTATTAGCGCCCCTGTTGCCGGCTCATATTCAATTACTGCCCCGTCTTTATACTCATGACGATGCGCGGTTAATGAGGTTGACGGCTCTGAAAAATCATCACTAAATATCGCCGGCAACACAAACGAGGTAGTTAAATCGCCACCGATTGATAGCAATAACACTTGTTCGCCAACATTGGGCGCCCACCATGAGCGCGAGTTACCAGCACGTGCAGTAAGCCACGGGCGCCAGTCGGTTTCATTGTCGCCCGTTTTAACTCGACAGCCTTTTTTCCGCACTGACATCAATCACAACGCCAGTGCGGATCAAGTTTTGTATTTTTCGGATAAGTTCTGCGATATTCATACCCGCAATGTGCAACGGGAAATAAAAAAAACGCACGGGGTTGGGATTGTTTCAAAGACAGGACAATTAACGAGAAAGAAATTCCAGTAACTGATTTTCGATATGTTTAATATCTGTCGGTGAAAAGCCTAATAGCTTTCGTTCAGGGTATTGAATTTCTAATGACTTACCCCGCACACGCTCTTTTAAACCGTAATGATGCACGGCAGCAATGCCCGCCACTTGCGGAGCAAAAGAAAGCGTGACACCTTTATCATTGGCCGACATACGCAAATAGCGGGCGGTGGCTAAACGCTTAAACATGCGAGTCTGTTTATTGGGCTTTGCGGTGCTAATTTTGTCTTTTTTTACTTCAATAAAACGCAAAATATCGCGCTTATAAAAACTACGTTCGGCTTTCTTTTCCAAATCGTAACCGGTGATCACCTCACCTTTTTTTGTTTTGCGTAATCGCCAATTTTTTAAACTGCGTGGTTGCCCTTTCCAGACAAATTTCATTCCTCGCAACACGGTAACCGTTGAGGCTTTACGTTGGTGAATGCCGTTCCATCGGGATTTTTTTTGCGCCGGAATACGTTGTAAATTGCTTTTGCGTAAATCACGGGCAATTTCACGGGCTAATTTTTTACGTTCATTGGGTGACGCTTTTGCCAACATAGCAGCTAATGCTTGGGTTAACGGGCTGAAATCATCAGCGTTCATGAGCCACACTCTCCCAACTTTCAAACGGATCAGCCGGCTCTTCAATGGCACCAACAACCAATTTATCCGCTTGCACATTAACGAGGACACGCTCAGTCAACTTTAAATCAATGCTAATACTGGCGGTCTGGTTGCTATCAATAAAGGCATCAAAGGTAAAATGATTTTGGCGTTTATCGGGATTAAGGAAAATATCAGGCTGATGTTGTTCAATCCAACCAATGATCACCGCCATTAACACATCTTGGTCACCGGGATAATCATCAATAATAATATTGAGATTGTATTGATACTCATAAGATTGACTACGGGCACCGCTTGCCACAATCGCCCCGCCGTCAATAAAGGTGTAGAGCCTATCGGGGTTATCCCCTAAATAGGCCACCTTTTTAATTAATGGCATCACGCAGGTTTGCAGGCTTTTTCATGGTTTAACTCATTGATGTATTGCAATAATCGATTTGTATAATCAATCAAATATTCCGTTTGGCCTTATTCTCCGCCATCATTTCGAGGAGACGTAAATAATCTTGTTGAGCTGTTTCGGTAAGTCGTGCGGAGGTTGCATTACCCATGCCGGCGGTGGCGGTGGTGTGATTATCGGGTTGGGGCAATCGGCTTTGATGTACACCCGTTTAGTATTATTGCGCAACTCATCATTAAGCCGGCTAATATCATTTTTTGCATCGGTTAACGCCTTTGTGTGTTGTTTATCCAATTCTGATAAGCGGGCAAGTTCTTCCTGATAATGTTCAATGGCGTCTTGATGACTGATAACACTTTTCTTAAGGGCGAGATTATCACCCTTAAGCTGGCTATTCTCAGTGAGCAAAGCATCAAACTTAAATATCAGTAGCAAGCCCATCACACCCGCCACAATAATAAGCAGTACGTTCCTTTTCATCGTGGGATCTCAATATGAGGATAATCAGGAAAGCGGGTTTCAACGGGTAAACTGGGATCACTTTTCCAGTTTTTACCAAAGCGTAATTAACCCCTCTTCATCTCCGCTTTTTAATGCCATTAAAACCGGCTCAAAAAATTCGGGTACCAATCCATTCCGGTTAATGCAGAAGGCAAAATGTCAATGGCATCGCCTTTAAATGAACGGCTGTCTAATTTTTTTGAAACCCTTTTCCACATTTCTTTTTGCTTTTTAAGTGTGCGAACACCTTCAATCACGAAAAATCCGCCGTGAAATTTCTAACGCCGATAAGCAATTTCACTAATAGCATTAACGCCATTAAATTATTTTTACTGCGCTGACTGAATGAAAATTACTCACCTGAACCTTCCTTAAGAATTTTTTTCTAAGCACTCACCAATGCAGCGCCAGACCAGCCCGCCATACCGGCAAAGCGCCAGCAATTTCAGTTGCCATGGAAATAACTTGCCCCAATAAAATCAATGCCCGAAACATGGAAACAATAATTTGTGCAAATAAAATGCAAAGCGGAACGGTTCCCCTTTAACATTTTATTGGCATAACTGGCAATACCCCAAAACCGCCATAAGGCAATTAATAAGGCAGTCAACCAATTCATATTATTTGGATCTTTATAGGGCATCTTCTTCATACCTTCCCCCCTTAAAGGGGTTAATCCCAAAGTTGTAAAATCGGCGTGGTGCTGTGTTGTTGAGGCGTATCCGGTAACTCAATCGCGGTGCCGGTGGGTAATATTGCCCCTAATTCAACCAGCCCCGGATTGGCTTCTAATACTTGTTCAATCATGCCGGATGACTGACCAAAGTAACGCCAACAAATATCATCTACGGTATCCCCTTGCTGGGTGTAAATCCGCATTAGATAAGCTCCACCGTGTTATGGGTTTCCCCTTTGATACGTTGTAACGCCCACTTGCCATCACGCCACACTTCATCAATAACCGGCGTCATGGTGTCGGCTTTTTTATTACCTTGTGCGGTAGTATCAATATCGCGATAGCGTTCGATTAAACTGGCTTTAGCAAAACAGAACACCGCACGCTGATATAAAATCATCAGTTCACTTTCACCGTTAATCTGTTCAGCGGGCACGTCTTTTAATGTTTTCGCAGCTTGACCAATACGCCACTGATACAATTCACGATTCACTTCAATCATGGCGTTCAATAACGTGCTTTTCAGCCGTTCCGGTGTCACCGTACCATCGACGCGAGTTTGCAATTGAAAATCACGAGTTTGAATATCAGGGAAAAAACCATTGTTTTTAATGGTTTCGTCTTTTTGTGGTACAGGGTTGGCAGAAACATAATCCATAAGAAAACCTTAAAATAGGTGGGCGGTGGACGAAAGAAAGCAAATTGCTTTTTCCGTGCCGCCCTGACGTGGTGTCACTATGCTTTTTCAGCGTCACGCTGGGCTTTAAGCACTTTATCGAGTTGTTTTAATTCGGTTTTCACACCGATATTCATGTTTAACTCTAAGGCTCGACTTAATACGCAGTAGCTTTCTTGTGGGCGATTATTATCGCGTAGCACTAACCCTAAGATTTTGTAGAGTTTTGCCCTCACTTCATCAGGCATATCTTCATCATCGGTCAAAGCACGTGTACGCTCTAATGTTGCCAATGAAACCGGTGATTTCACGGCATACGCTCGCATGGCAGAATCGGCGATTTCTTCGGCAATCACGGTGCCCGTGGTGCGGTTAACACCGGGGATCACTAAACGGTTAGCTAATGCGTAAACGGCAATATCTAACGCCCCCTCATAATCTCCCGCATCAATTTTCCACAGCAAAATCGTCATTAAGACATCATCTTGCACACCGCTACCACCGGACAATGCCCCATCAACCCACGGCTGATAATTGGCCAATATCTTGCGCTTATAAGCTTCTTTGCGTTCGCGTGACTGAAAATGTTTTAGCTCTTTTTTATCTGTCGCAAGACGTAACAGCATCATGTGATAGCCCTGTGTATTGCGGCTAACATGCCCACCCAATTGGCTGGACTGTTGCGCGCTAAGGCTCATGCGGTGTTTTTCCCACGGAGATAATGCCATTATTTCGCCTTTTTATTTTCAGTTGGTGTTTCTTCTGTTACTGCTTTTTCGTCTTTGACGACCTCATTTTCAGAAGCTACCCCCTCTTTTTTTGTTTCTGGCGATGTCTCTTTTACATCTTCAAAAACAATATTTTCGACCAGTGCCACACCGCGAAAATCTTCAACCACAAAATCTTCATTGACGGACTCGTAGTTTTCGATGCGATCGCGTTTTGGGATTATCTAACACTTGACGACGACGAGAATCCGCAAGGAAATAAATCGACAAGTTATCAAGGCGGGTGATAAAAAACGCATTGTCAGGAAAGAACGGCGCACGTACAGCCGGTAAACCGCCAATACGTTTCTGGCTGATAATGGTATCTGCCGCCAGTTTTTCACTGTTATCTTGGTCTTTATTAACCAGTGGAAAATATTTATCTGCTAATAATTTACGGCCACAAATCACAACAAGACCGGTATCGTCCTGATATTCAGGATCAATCGCAGTATCGACCGTATCCTGCACTAATGCATCAAGATTTTGATAAGCTTGCCCTTTACCGACCAGAATAGGCTGGGCTGTGGTTGCGCCTTCTTTCGTTTCACTGCCCATCACATGCTCTGGTGCACGCTCACGGACTTTTTGTAACCAGCCTGAATTCACATCTTGCAGTAAGGGGTATTTTGTCCGATCAGAATTATCGGCGCGGTGCGTACCATTAAAACCAATCATAATGCGGTCTAATGCCTGACGGCGGATAATCGCATCGCGGATACGGGTTTGAAAGTCGGTAAACTTCGCCCACATATCAATTTTGGCGTAATCAAGGTGGGTGTCGTAATTGGTTTTCTGGCAATGATAGCTATTTTTGGTCAGCTTAATCGGATCACTTGTTTCGCGCTCTTTTGCTGTTGTATCGGTAGTGCCTGCGATAGTTGACCCGATACCTAAACCGATGGCCTCACCCACTTGCTCATCAACGGGCACGATATTAACGTGTGTTAAAAATTCTGCTGACTGCTGAATATTGGTTTCCAGCGTTTGCGCGGCAGACGGTTCAATTTGAACCTTTGTATCACTAAACTCTTGGGCGCTAACACCGTAAATTTTACCGAGTTGCGTGAGGTACGCATTAAATTTAAAACGAGTTTCTTTTTTCATGGTCTGTTCACTACCTTAGCAATCCGTCAGCACTTCGCTGTTATTTTCGCCACCCGTGGCCGGCGGACGATGTGAGAACGAGGCGTCTGTATTTTCAAATTGGGTTTTTAATTCCGTGAGTTGTTGCGTGAGCGCTTTTACCGCTTCGCTTTGGTCGGCGTTTTTTAATGCGGTAATTTCTGCAGAAAGGGTTTGTACTTCTTGGGCGCACAGCTCCACCGCCTGATGCACATCGGTAAATCGCGCATCATCACTGTGTTGTTTTTTAGAAAACATCTCTTTAATAATGCTAAAAAGCCCCGGCTTCTCGCTCTGCGGGTTTTCATCAATAAATTCAAAGTGATTTTCTTCTGCAGCAGTAAAAACGTTATCTTTGCTTTGTTTGCGCTCTGAAAGCGGGCTACTTTGTGCATTAGCACTAAATTGCAACATTTCAGTGCCTAAACTCGCGGGGTTATCGGTGACCGCCAGCCCGACTAAATACGCTTCGCCGGTATCTGAAAAACTCGGGTCAATTTCAACAGAGGTATAGACTTTTTGACGTTTTTTATTGAGTTCAATTAAATCAGGCGTCGGATTGATCACACCATACAGTGCCAACTTACCCGCCAGTGCCCCTTCTTTAATTTCCTCGGTATACACCGATTCTACATCACCAAAGCGTGGCGCCCATGAATAGTTATAGTGATCGATATTGACTCGCGCACCATAAACCGTGGGATCAAAGTTTTTCGCGATTTGGGTTAACCATTCGCGATCAACTCGACGCCCGTCCGTGGTTGCGCCTTCAACACAAAGACGAACCGGTTTTGATTTCTTCGACATGCACTACTCCAGACTGCATCCGTTTATTCGTTGGTCTGTATGTTGTCGGTTAAAAGGGGCGTTAAACAATGGATAGGGTTTGTCTGAGATATGGCACAACGGGAATAAAGCGAATAGGTGATCAGCGGTCAATAGACTAGCCGTAACTTAAGCAAGAAATCGTGATTGTGCAATGACTATTACAGAAACATTTGATAACCGAAAAAAAGCAATGCACCTGTATTTTGCCGGTTACCGCATTGCTCGCATAGCGGAATCGCTAGGCGAAAAGGCGTCCACTATTCACAGTTGGAAACGCCGCGATAATTGGGATGAAATCAGCCCTACCGAACGCGCAGAGTTAACCGTTGAGGCGCGTTATTGCAATCTAATTTTAAAAGAGAGCAAAGAAGGCAAAGATTTTAAAGAAATCGACTTGTTAGGGCGTCAACTCGAACGCATGGCGCGGATCAGAAAATATCAAAACGGCGGTAATGAAACGGACCTTAATCCTAAAATTGCTAACCGCAACAAAGGCGAACGCCGTCAGCCAGAGAAAAACTTCTTTTCAGAAGAACAAATTGAAAAACTGGAAGATATCTTTCGCAATACGTTGTTTGAATATCAAAAGGTGTGGTATCGCGCCGGTCATCACCGTATCCGCAATATTTTAAAATCCCGTCAAATCGGCGCAACATTCTACTTTGCGCGAGAAGCCTTTATTGATGCCCTGACCACCGGACGTAATCAGGTTTTCCTCTCCGCCAGTAAAGCGCAAGCCTATATGTTCCGTGAATACATTATCAAAATGGCATTGGAGGTTGATGTTGAATTAAAAGGCGACCCATTGATGTTAAGCAACGGTGCAACGCTCTATTTCCTTGGCACTAATGCACGCACAGCACAAAGTTATCACGGTAATTTATATCTGGATGAAACCTTTTGGATCCCGAAATTTCAGGAGTTACGCAAAGTGACTTCGGGTATGGCGATACAAAAACATTGGCGACAAACCTACTTTTCAACACCGTCAACCATGAGCCATGAAGCGTACCCCTTTTGGTCAGGCAAGCTGTATAACCGCGGGCGCAAAAAAGAAGACAGAGTTGATATTGATATCTCACATGAAGCCTTAGTCAATGGACGTTTATGTGAAGATGGGCAATGGCGACAAATCGTCAATATTGAAGATGCACTACGAGGCGGTTGTGATTTATTCGATTTAGAGCAACTCAAAAAAGAGTATAGCCCGGACGAATATAACAACCTGTTAATGTGTCACTTTATGGATGATATCGAATCCCTATTCAACTTTAACATGATGCAAAACTGCATGGTGGACAGTTGGGAAGTGTGGGACGACATTCAACCGTTAGCGCTGCGCCCTTATGGTTATGATCCGGTTTGGGTAGGTTACGACCCCAGCAAAGGCGGTGAAAATGGTGATAGTGCCGGTTGTGTGGTTATCGCGCCGCCGAAAGTACCCGGAGGAAAATTCCGCATATTAGAACGCCATCAATGGCGTGGTATGGATTTTCGCGCACAAGCTGACGCCATTAAAAAAATCACCGAACGTTTCTATGTGGAATATATGGGTATTGATACCACCGGCTTAGGACATGGTGTTTATCAGAATGTTATCCAGTTTTTCCCTGCTGCGCGTGAGTTTATTTATAACCCGAATGTCAAAAATGCCTTAGTGATTAAAGCCTATGACGTGATTAGTCACGGACGTTTAGAGTTCGATGCACAGTGCGTTGATATCATTCAATCTTTTACTTCCATTCGCCGTACCACCACCGGAAGTGGTAACCGACCTACTTATGAAGCCTCACGCAGTGAAGAAAGCGGACATGCTGACCTTGCATGGGCAACGATGCACGCCCTTTTCAACGAACCATTAACCGGCACCACCGAGAACAGTAATAATATTGTGGAGATTTATTGATGAGCCGTAAAAATAAAAAGCGTTTTAAAGCACAACAAACGGCAACCGCCAATAACAGCATGGAAGCCTTTACCTTTGGTGATCCCGTTCCGGTGTTAGATAAACGAGAAATTTTTGATTATCTGGAATGTGCGCAAATTGATAATTGGTATGAGCCACCGATTAGCTTTGATGGGTTATCAAAACTGTTCCGTGCGGCGACGCATCATAGCAGTGCAATTTATGTCAAACGTAATATTTTAGTCAGCACATTTCAACCTAACCGTTTTCTCTCTAAGTTAGACTTTAGCCGATTTGCCCTCGACTTCTTAACCTTTGGCAATGCCTACCTTGAACGGCGTAACAATATGGTGGGGAACTTATTAAAACTCACCCCCGTTCTCGCCAAATATACCCGCCGTGGTGTTGCTGATGATAGCTATTGGTTTGTGCGCTATGGCTATGACTCAAAGCCGTATGAATTTAAGCCCGGTAGTGTATTTCAGTTATACGAACCCGACTTAAATCAAGAGCTATACGGGTTACCAGAATATCTGGCCTCCACCATGTCAGTGCTACTGAATGAAGCAGCAACCTTGTTTCGTGTTAAATATTATCGCAACGGAAGCCATGCCGGATTTATTTTATACGTCAGTGACGCCTCACAAAACCAAAGCGACATTGATAAAATCCGTAACGCAATGCAAAACTCAAAAGGCCCCGGCAATTTCCGCAACCTGTTTATCCACGCACCGAACGGCAAGAAAGACGGAGTACAAGTTATTCCATTAAGTGAGATTGCGGCAAAAGATGAATTTCTTAATATTAAGAATGTCAGCCGTGACGATATGTTAGCCGCACACCGCGTACCCCCTCAAATGATGGGGATCATTCCACAGAATACCGGTGGCTTTGGTGATGTAGAAAAAGCAGCAAAGGTTTTCTTTCGTAATGAGCTAGCACCACTACAAAGCAAGATATTACAAATTAATGATTGGCTAGGTGAAGAAGTGATTAAGTTTGATAAGTACACACTAGATGATAAGTAACCTCACCGCACAAAGAACAATACCGCCGACACTGGCGGTATTTTTTTTACCTGTAAGGTATAAGTATCGGTCTGACTAATAATAATAGTGATCCAATTCTATTATACCCTTTACCCCCTGATAAGGCGAATCCGCCTAATTTTCACCCTCTCAAACCTGTATTAAATGCGCCTACAATCCATTTTAAGCGCACGTAATTTATTTGATACCTAGATAACTTTTTCTTGTTTTAATCGCTCTACGCGCCGGAAATTTGCGAGGAATAATGTTTTTAACCCCCTCAAAACGCAATCGTGACCCCGCCACGCCCGCGCACTAAATGTATCGGTTTTTTATGCACCTGCATGAGTGCCACAAAAACCCGTGATATCTGGGGCGCTCAAGCAAGTTTGATCCTTTTTTGATCTTGCAATGTGATGCTAAATTTTGCAAATATTTATTAATCTATATTAAAATCTCTTTTATATAAAGAATCCTTATATAAATAAGTATTAGATATGATTCGGTTTAATCTATTTTTTACAATAGAAATATCATCTTTCATTCTATTATTTGACAAGCTATCACTAATAGCATAATAATATAATACATTAAATAAATTTTCAGTTTTTAAACAATATCCTCTCATATACCTATCTATTCTTAAATAATTTTCCGCATCATATATATCATTTGAAAAATTCACCTCTAATATTTTAGCTTCATATTTTAAATATTTTTTTATATATTTTTTAGTAAGAGAGATAAACACATCAAAATTACCTTCTGCTTTAATATAAAACTCAATTATTTCTGCTATATTAATGCATAAGAATGATGATTCTATTATATCATTTATTTTATAATCAAAAACTATATATTTATATGTGTAATCAGGCTTCTTATTTGATAAATAATTAAAGTTAATTACAATTAAAGTATTGATTAAAGATTTAATACTTTTATCAAACTTGATAAACCCTAACTCTTTTTCATAATATGTATTATTTGTTTTGTTTAAATCAATTATCATAGTCCAATAAGGAAAAAAAACTAACTCCTCTGACCATGATTTCTTGTTTTTTAATTTTACCATGAAAGTAATTATCAATAACATCCTTTACTAAATTTTCTAATTTAAATTTCTCAATAATAGAAAGATAATCAGGTTCATAATTATCAACTAATTTTAAATCATTTAATGATAAGTGTTCAAAAAAATCGAATTTATCTAATAAACTCCTATAATAGATAAATTCTTCATTTAAAGAATTTATTGCTATAAAAGTCATAATATCATTTGTTATCAATGATCTTATTATGGATGTATATTTTTTCTTTTTATCATTTGTCATAAAAAGACTTTCTCTATCCACAAATTTTAACATATGATATAAGAATCTCATATATGGGCTAAATATATTATTTTTATATAAAAAACTCACGCTATCATTATATCTTACTTTTTTTAAAACTGATAAATATTCATTTTTATGATCATTAATATAACTTTCTAATTGCTCATGTAACTTATTATGCTGTGTTAATAATTGATTAAATCTATTATTAAAATTAGTCTCCCTATAATTTAAAAAAATTTATAGACATAATCGAAAAAGAAACAAACAAAGCCAAAAGAGAAATTATCCATGTTAAATTTTCTCCTCCATCATTGGGATTACCCTCACTAGCAAAAATATATGTAGATTGAAAAAACAAAAAAAAGAATAAATTTATTTTAAACTTCACTTTATACTCCATATTTAAGTCTATACTAGTTATATGTAACTATTATAACTTATATTTTTTTACAATTTCACTTAATTTATCCATAACCCTATCTCTCCTTTTATCAATATTTCTCTGTTTCACTTCTTCAAAATTAACTTTTTCACTATTCACCGATGAAATTTGAACCTTCCCGTTCTCAAACCAAATCACTTCATCGCCATAATTAAGACGCATACCGTTCATCACCATTGACCACATTGTGTCTGGTGGTAAATCCAATCCCATTTTTTCGGCAAAAGCTTTGAATTCCGGTATCAAACGTTCCTGATTTTCACTTAATGACACCGTTGAAATTATTCGCTGACTCTTTTTATGCTCTAAAACCTCGCCAAATGATTTCTCCCAATCGCTATATTGTGAACGTAGGTCAAAAACATCAGGCTCAGAAATCCCCCATACGGGCGATTTTAAGCCCCTATCGTGTGGGTTTTTAATATCGGGTGAACTGCCCGATCCACAGTTATTGACAGGACTCCGAGGCGCGCTGATCGCGCTTTTTAAAGTCAAAACCCGCCCCGTTTCTGACTTACGCTTATGCTCAATTGCCTCAATATCCTGCTTAGATTTACGAACTAAACGATACTGACGCTCACGCGTTTTTACTAAATCACTACTTTTTATCGGCGAATATAATCCGATTATTCGCATCACCTCTTCATCATAAGAATTCGGCTCATCGGCAACAGTACGAGCGACTAATAACGTTTGTAGGTTACGCTTAACGTTAGGGCCTCCTTGGTGCTCGATATAAGCGGCGAAATCTCCCGCATCGGCGGACGCTCTTACTTTTTCCGCTATATCACCCAACTTATCAGCGATACTCACACCACGAATACGACGACACTCACGCCATACGCCTTTAGACGGCAAGCCAAACATGTGAAATTGAGGAATACGCCAAGTAGACGCCCACGCAGTAACGGCTGATGCAACCTCGGTTAATAATTCTCCCGATTCGTCATCAACTTCGCCCTCTAATGCATAACCGTCGATATTTTTTGAGATATATTTAGCGAGATAACCCGTAGCACCGCCTTTATTTAAATGCTTTGCTTCAAAACGGTGTTTCTTTGCGCCCCGTTCTTCGCCGTCTTCTTCAAGGGCATACTTACGCATGATCTCAATCGCTGATGCACGTTGAGATTTATCCAGAAACATCATCATATGCCAATGGGGTGTAGCGTCATGATGAGGTTCAACAACTCTGATCCCGTAAACGTTAATATCGTTATCTTTAAAAGCAGTGCGAATTTTCGCCCATACCCTCACTAAATAACGTTGACCGTCTTTCGGAGTGTATGCGCTGTTATTCCATTTCTCGTTAATGAGAACTTTTTTCTTTTTCTCATCTTTAGAAACGTTAATTTGCTTGGTGGGATGGTATTTTGAAGGGGTGGTTAACGTAATAAATAAACCAATATCACCCCGTTCTTCTGCGATTTTTTGAATACCTGCGGCTTGTGCCATTAATTCCATACGGCGAATTTTAGGGTTAGCGATACTCGCTAATACTTTTTCCATTAAATCGAAGCGATCACCCGATTCAACGTCTTGAATATCCATCATTTCAAGATAATTCATATTCGCTAAACGTTGCGCTCTGACTTCACGAACCGCATTTTTACTGGCGTAAGGTGTCTTATCTGAATTCACATCACCAAAGGCAATATGCAAAGACTCACGCCAACGTTGACGATGAGCTTTTAACTTTTTCAGCCACCAATTTTCATCTGTTAACCGGTTTAATCCGGACAACGCATTTTCTGGTGTTAGTTTTCCTTTTTGAGCTTTTCCCCAAAACAACGGTGTTACATGTAAATAGGTAATTAACTCTCCTAATTGATGATAAATAGGGTTAATCACTTTTAGGTTAAGTAACACCTCACGATCACCGTTATTTTCAACAATTGCCTGATCAGCCAATTCATCGAATAAGTTGTCACACGCGTTCGCAAATGACTTCGCCATATGACGCAATATTTTGTCATGCGCATCGGGCAAGCGATTAAAGAACATGGCTTGATCAAAATCTCTATCTAATAAAAATTGACGTTTATCTTTCGCTAAACCATAGCGCGCATTAACGGCTTGCAAACGCTGATAAACGCTTTTATGGAACTTAAAGACCAGCCAGTTATGAACTTCTTTCGGCGTTTTCTCTTTTTTAAGATGTTCGATGTACTTAAATAAGCGAGATTTAAGAAAGCGAGGCAGTTTTTCAATATCGAATAAAATCGCTTGCCCCTGAGCCAATTGCTCACGGGTAAGCGGTCTTTCATAAACAACTGGCTCATGCTGTTTCCCATTCCACCAATATGTCCATTGCATATCAGCAGGATAGGAAACAGGAGGCTGAGAAAAATCAATCAGACGGCTAGCCATTACCGCACACCGCCTAAATGCTTCGGATCAATAATTTCAATGGCCGTTTCGCACAGTTTAGCAACGTGAGTCATTACCTCTATCAATTCAGAGATAGATTTAATTTCAGCACTAATAACACGACTCACATGTGCCCCAACAACGCCAGCCGTCACATTTACTGCAGAGTCATACCACGCAATCACTTCACGACGAACCCGACCGTCAATCACAGTGACTTCGATTAATCCAAATTGTTTTTTCCAATAAACGATAGCAAAACGAGTGCCAGTAATATGCACCCCATTTTTTGGATCTTGAATATCGACATAACCCTGTTCCATCAGCATACCTCCGGCAAAACGGCGATAATCTCTTTTGCTGATTGGCGGTTTCCATTTGCAGAAATAGAACGAGGCGCATCAATCTCGTGAATAATAAAACCGAGATCGGCATACAGCTCTTTGGCGTGAATGGAATTAGAGACAGTAATCGGGTTACCTTGTGATTGATTTAATGCCTTTAATGCTTGAGCTAACTCAATTTGCTGAGCGTGAGTAAAATCCGTGTGATGATATTTAGTAAAAACTACCTCCATCTCCCATATATGGAGGATCACAATAAACACCATCACCGAAATCAACGAGTGACAAAGTATCTTGCCATTCTAAACAAGCGATAATGGCATTAGTGGCTTTCTCAGCAAATTGTCTGATTTCCTCCTCTGGAAAATAAACACGGGCATATGTTCCGAATGGCACATTAAATTTACCCGAATTGTTATATCGACATAATCCATTAAAGCAATGACGATTTAAATATAAAAACCGAGCAGATTGTATATATTGATCACACTCGTTTTTATCTAATATCTTAATTGAATTAAATAACTTTCTAATAGCAATGTAATCATTTTTATGATTGTTTTCTTCCCACGCATAGAACTCTTTACGCGCCATTATTTCAGTATGTTCTACGACATTACGATATAAACTAATTAAATCCTGATTGACATCTGCAATTAAATATTCGTTATATTCTGTATTCATCATAACAGCACAAGAACCCGCAAACGGTTCAACTAAGCGCTTTGCTTTTGGCAAATGTGGAATTAATTTATCCATGATACGGACTTTTGACCCCGCCCATTTCAGAATGGTTTTATTCGCCATTTCACACACTCCGATAATGCTTAGATTTCAGCTCATACACCGTTTGGCAATCTGCACAGCGAGTGCATCCCATTACCGCAATACGGCGCTTTTCGGGTATTTCACGACCGCAATCTTCACATTCAAACGCTGATACACCTATGTAACGCCCTGTTACTGCTTTTATTTGTTTATCAAGCAATAACTGTGATTGTTCGCAGGCTAAATCCATTTCTTTAGACATAATTCCATTCCTGCGCTTGATGTTCGATAGACTCGGCTTCACCTTCTAATAATTGAAATACTTGTGAAGGCTCCATTCGTTCACTTAGTGCTTTTGATGCTAATTTGCGTAAACGGGCAGAAAAAAGAACCGCCCGAGATTTTCTTTCATCTTCTCGAACGGCTTTAATTAAATCGGTTACATCACTTTCTTTAGACATAATCAGACCTCTGATAATCAGATATAAAAAGTCCTGACAAATAAATGTCATTTATTTTTTAGGTGTAATTAAATAGGCATTGCTAATTTATTTGGGATTAATGCGCTCAATACTTTTATTTGATGAAGTGCATTAATTATTTTTATTTTATCTTTCCTCTTTAATAATAAATAATCTATTCCGTTCTTTTCTTTTTCTATCTCAGCAAGGTAATAAATCATCTGATATATACGGCTATTCTCATTCTTTAAATAATCAAGAAACTCACCAATCAAAAATATCATCACTATTTTTATTTAACTTACTTAATAAATCAGCCCTAACTTCGGCTGTTTTATTCATACCACTGACGCGCTCATCAAATGAAAGACCATCATTATGATAGTGCTTTACTTTAGACTGATAAAAATCATCATTGCCTTGTAGTTGCTCTCTTGCTTGAATAAGCTCCGCGGCATTCATAAGTAAATATCTCTAGCCCCTGATAGATTCTGATGCATAACAACTCTGCTTAAATTGGTTTTCCGTCACAATCAAAGCCATCGCAGACAATAAACTCTTCACTCGAAAGTAATTTTAATTCTTCTTGAATAAGGTCTATCCACAAACCGTCATCATATGCTTCATGAAGTACATCTATTAACTTTTTGCGAAGATTAAATTGTTTAACTTTTAATTCTTTTAAACATCTAGCACTTACATTTCTTTTTTTGTCAGAAACGTGCTCAACACCGCCCCAACCAGTAAGATGGACTTCTGTTGTTGAATAATCCTTATCACTTGACATAAACGCCTCCTAACTTAAAGCTGAAATTAATAAATAACTCACAAAGAAAATAAAACTAACAATATAAATAACATTAGATTCTGATAATTTTTTATTAACTTTATCCTTAAAAGATTCACTGCTTAATTTGTATTTATTTCTTTGCTTAATTAATTGGTTCATTGAATGTCACCTTTTAATAAGTCGATATATTTAGTTGCTTCCGCCATTGCATCAAACTTACCGAATGACTGATCATCTAGCCAAACGTGATAACGAGTTATCGGTGTTACTGCTTTTCTTGGCAGTTTAATAATGGTGAAACCGCGATACATAAAACTATGCTCTGTAATTTGTTTCACCTGCATCTTATAGCCCTACCCATAAAAGCCATGCGTCACGCAATTCTCTTGGACGATTTTCAAATGCGTCTCTCATTGCACGATTAAATTCAGGGATATAAACCCAATTCTCACCACGAGTTTTTGCGTTTGCCTTGTTATCTGGATTTTGCCAAGGGATAAGCGGTAGTTTGTTGTTATCAACCATATTTTTAACTGCGGTTGGAGTTTTACCAATTAACTCCGCAAATTTTTGATAAGGCACGGGCATCAACTGGGTAATAGACCTGCATATAACTTTCTGCGTTCTTCTCACTCATATGTCATAATCCTTTTCTTGAATGCTTATAAATGCTTCTCTTTGCATCTTTAGGCTTTTTATAGTTAGACACATGTGACCAACTAAAGAGGATATTAGACACATATGACCAACACGTCAAGACTTGGAGATAAAATTCGCTTAATACGAGAAGCGGAAGGGGCTTAACAGAAAAGAGCTATCAGAATTGCTAGGTATCTCTTATGGAACTCTCAATAACTATGAAACCAAAGGAATTCAGCTTACGGAGTCGTCAATAGTCAAATTTACTAATCATCCTAGATTTGAGAAATACACTTTATGGCTTCTAACAGGAAAGACCAACGAATCCATTGGACAGATTAGCCCGTCTCTCTCCCCTGATGGAGCAGATTCAACAACATTACCCCAATCAGAGAAGAAAACTGGCTAGACCTACATTTAGATTTTATTGATTGGATAGATAGCCAATCAATTTGCCACATCGGAGGGCTTTAATATGCCTATTAAAAAAACCGATGATGGCCGTTATTTAGTGGATATAAGACCTCTTGGACGACAAGGATATCGAATCAGGAAAGTCTTTAACAAAAAAGCAGAAGCTATTGCATTTGAAAGATACACAATGGCTAATGCGAATATTTCCGATACAAAACAAGATCGCCGGACATTAAGCGAATTATTAGATTTATGGTGGTTATATCATGGCGCTAACCTTAAAAATGGTGATATTGAAAAACGCCAATTAAACAAGACTATTGCTTCCCTAAAAAATCCGGCAATAAACCGCCTAAATAAAAAAGTATTGCTTGAACACAGAACAGAGAGACTTAGCAATTCCGTTAGTGCTTCAACAATCAATCGTGACATGTACCGCTTATCCGGCATGTTAACTGTTCTGAAAAAATTTGAGTTATTCAACGGTGACAATCCAATTAAAGGATTACCACCATTAAAAGAAAAAGAGCCAGAAATGACTTTTTTATCTCGAGAGGAAATACGTCAGTTATTAAATGTATTAGATGGGGATGAAAAACGAGTAGCACTACTTTGCTTAAGTACGGGCGCGAGGTGGAGCGAAGCGGCTAATTTAAAAGGCAAGCAAGTCATGCATGGACGAGTTACCTTTTTAAAAACCAAAAATGGTAAACAGCGAACCGTTCCGATCTCAGAAGAGCTGGAGAAACTCCTAAGAAGTGAAACATCTGGTGCTTTATTTAAAGTTGATTATGAATCTTTCAGAACGAAACTAAAGGCGGTAAAAAACGATCTACCGAGAGGACAGGCAACTCATGTATTAAGGCATACATTTGCTAGTCATTTTATGATGAATGGGGGGAATATTGTTGCACTACAACAAATATTAGGCCATGCAAGCATAAACCAAACAATGGCATATGCTCATTTAGCACCTGATTATTTGCAATTCGCCATTTCACTAAACCCATTAAAAGGTAAAGTGGAAATTTAGCATTTATAAGCCTTTAAAAGTGTCCACAAAGTGTCCACACTTGAGATGAAATTAGATGCTTTTAGAGACTTACCGCTAGATCTCATAAATCATTATCTATTTGTTTTATAAGGATTTAAAATATAATAGATAAAAAAAAGCCCCTCTCCAGAGGGGCTGCAAAAGACAGGGATGGTGTCTATGGCAAGGAAAAAACTTCGTTGTTGCTACTTACTCTCTAACTAGGTACTGCTTTACTACACTCTTACTACATTACTAAAGGACTTTACTTAATCA